AAGGAGTGTCTACGTAATGGACTACCCTTTTGTTTTGACTATGAAGATTTTAACTCCCAACATTCAAACAGTAGCATGCAAGCAGTTTTGCAGGCGTATGTCGACGTGTTTGTCAACGAACTGGAGCCGGATCAAGCCAAAGCAATTGAGTGGATTGTCCGAGCTATCGACAACACCTACGTGCAGGATAAAGACACACGACAATGGTATAAGACGAATGGTACATTAATGTCTGGATGGCGTCTAACTACATTCATGAATACTGTCTTAAATAAAGTATACATTGAACTGTCTACTAGAGACACTTCAATGGTTTCATTACATAATGGTGATGATGTACTATCAGCTGTCACCACTATAAGACAACTCCAGCGAATGATGGTAGGTACATCTAGACACAATATAAGGTTTCAGATTTCTAAATGTTTCTTAGCATCGATTGCTGAGTTCTTACGCGTGGATCATGCTAGGGGCAAGGGTCAACAGTATCTAGCGCGAGCAGCGGCAACTATGGTACATGGGCCTACTGAAACCATTGTGCCAAATGACTTGGTGCAACTGGTTACAGCTTGCAAGACACGGGCTACAGAGATGATACAGAGAGGGGCAGAACATGAAGTGGTCGAGCGGTTTAAGGACCAGCAGTTAGTGGCCATATCTAACATATGGTCAGTAGACTTAGATGATTTAAAAGCGCTCGATCAAACACACCTTTCTAGGGGCGGTGTTAGTAGTGAGATTAGCAATAATTCACTTAGACGTCAAATAACGAGAGTAGTGTTGCATGAGAGGAAGGATGAGGAAGCCGTTAGCGACTTAAGTAGGAATATGCCAGGGGCCTACGATTTCGCTCAACTCACATGTACTACAGTAGTAGACAGCAGCTATTTCATGAAAGTGTATAGTGCTGCAAAAAAAGCGATATTTCAGAATTCAATTACTAAAAGGTTCGGTATAACTGTAAAGGAGGTAAACGCCGACGCAATTAGTAACGTGATAGCACTGAGATACGGGTCTCTACGCAATTTGGTTGGTAACACGAAAGTGGAACTAGCTAAAGCATATTCTATACCTTTGACAGCAATCAAAGGTCTGGAATCACAGTTGATGCACGCCATCTCACAAGAAAGTGACAAGTTACAGGCGTTATCTATACTGATGTAAGCGTTGAAACATAACACGAGTGTTATGG